CTACCGGCTTCGGCCGTAGGTAGATCATCCATGTCAGTTACATTTGCGGCACCTACTGCATCAAAAAAATCATCATGGAATAGAACTTCATCTAATTTAGACGTTGAGCTTGGGTTCCCTCGAGTTAACTTTGGTTTAGGTAAATTTACTTCTTTAGTAACCAAAACATCTTCGTACTCAGGTATTTCAGCATTTCCCGTAAGAGCTTTTAACTCGGCTTGTATTCTAGCAATTTCGCTTTCTACAAACTGCGGTGGAACTTCCCCATTTTCAGCCTGTCTACGCAAATTGATGGCTTCCATGCGAGCTCTAGTTTTGGCTTGTATAACCTCACCCTGAGATAGCCCAGCGCCACCAACTTGTCGTTTAATTTTCTTTGTGACCGTTTTAGTTGGGAACGGAGCGTCTTTAATTGTATCCGCAATCTCAGCTTTATTATCTGGTATTTCAGTTAGCCATTCTTCTGCATCTCCAAGCTGCCATAATCCTGTCTTTGACCAGATGTCTTCTCGAGAAGCACCTCCAGCTTTTAGCTCATTAGCTTTGTCTACAAGATCTTTACCACCATTAAGTTTAGCAGCGGGTAAGAACATCCCTGCTATATCTTCGGGATTTCCATCTGGAGCTATATCAACAAACTTATTGATTACTCTTGGGGCAGCTCCCATACCTAGGGTAAGTCCCAAGATATCTCCATAAGTGGCTGTGCCGGAGTTCATTATACGATCAAGTTCGTTAACAGTGCCTACCGTAGCATCATATGCAAAATCTTTTACCGCTTCCTTGCTAGGTAGATATGGATCCATAGCATAATCTTTAACTGCTTCAGCCACTACCGGAACCGTATCTACTATCTTCTCTCTAGTAGTACGCTGATCAGGGTTATAGGAAACTGTATATTCTGTACCAAATGAAGTCCTAAATCGCTGGTTACCTGCTTCATCAAACCCTACCAACATATCATCTTCACTGGATCCCATAGGCCTCTGGAAGAAAGGTACATTCTTTAGTGTTAATGGAGCATTAGGATCCGTAGCAGTTGATGTGGATTCTAGATCATCTTCTTTGTTACCAAATATAAAGTCTAATACGCCCACTATTCAGCCCCTTTAACCACTTGATCTCGTAAAGTTTTAAAGCGCTTAAGTTCACCAATCATTCCTTGGATCTCTCTAACAGCACCTATATCTTTGGTTATTTCTAACTGCTCTCGTAGAATTGCTATTCGAGCGTCTGCGTATGATTGCAGCATTTCAAAAGTGTCCTTCTGGTTCACCATTAAGAGAATGCTTCGGTAAAATTGTTTATCCATTTAGGCTGCTATCTTCCATTCTTGTATGGGAGGAATTCCATTTTCTCTGCCATTCGCATCTTTCAACACAAACAATATATCCGTACTGATGCTGTATCTGTTTTGCTCTGACTGATTAGGAGTTGTCTTATGTGGTGTCTTACTAGGGAAAAGTACGAGTAGATCTTCCTTCACATCAAAGGTGTGAAACTTAGCGCATAGAGGATTAGTAGGATCTAACGTACCATCTAAGTAATAAGACTCATCATACATACTTTCGAAAAGTTCATTAGCAGCACTATATTGACCTAATACTAGAGAGCCCGAACCTACAGGAACCCTAGGATAATATACTCCTGTTAAATGGGATACTGCGTGTACATGTGGCTCGATTATCTTATCGCTTTTCTGGCGCACACCCCATGATCGAGTGTAGTAGTAATCATACATATTAGGGTTAATTCCCGTAGCCTTTATGTATTCTTGGATAGCCTTACTAAAGACATTAAATACTGGTGCGTACTCTTCTAAGTTGTGTATGTTGTGATATCCATTTACATCACCTGTCCATGCACCTTTGGAGTCTACAGATTTAGAAGCTTCGATTGAGGCATCTATATCACTGACTAATTTATTCCTTACTTTGTTAGTGAGCCCTCCCTGCGCCTGATAGATAGAGAGAGGGAAAAGATTAGTTATTGATCCTATCACTTATTGTACCGGAGGCTGTGCTTCTTGAGGGGGTTGCCCACCATTATCTCCGCCACCGGATCCTGTGAACCCTGCAGCATCTGGCTCAGGAGCAGACCCCGGAGCTATGTTACCTCCACCAGTTCCCGTAGGATCATCTGGATTTGGTGCGCCACCTTCTGGAGCCTGTGCGGCTGGATCAGGTTGAGGCATCATTCTTTGGATCTCGGCCATCATCTTAGCTTGGATCATTGCTTCTCTAGGATCGTTAAGGATACCATCCTCATCAAGATCCATAGATGCCGCCAACTCTCTAAGAATGTAGTCATATTTTACAAATGGAGCCATCTGTTGGTTCTGTGTCATTTGCATGAATTGTAGTAAGCGCTGACTACGAACTTCGTTACGCATCAAGCTTTCTGTACCACGCGGGATAACCTCTAAATCACCAATAAACTGAGGATCGAAGTTAAACTGCATATTAAAGCTAAACAGTGCTTTTCCTAATGGGCTAAGCATATAGTCATCAATGTTGCGTACAACTGTTTTGATTGCCTGTTGTGCAGCACCCATAAGCATACTCATACCAGAAGCGGTTCGGCCTACACCCATAATTCCGGTGCTGCCATGAGAGTAAGATGGAATACCTGTTGCTTCATCCGCAAGCTGTCGAGACTTATCAAACATCATCATAAGCTCTTGAGATACGTTTGGAAACTTAGTGCCGTAGATAGCTTGGCCCGGAGCACCACTTTGCCTACGGAACACCTTGCCCGGATATACTGACATATCTTGACCCGGAACTAAGTTAGTTTCATCAATTTCAATTAGTAGGTTTCCTGAGAGAGCTCCATTGTCTATCGCTAAACGATAGAAGCCATTCATTAGCAATTGTGTGTCTGCCATATTTTCAGCAACACCAATACCAAAGAATGAATAAGGGTTAGCTTCGTAAGGAACTGCAGAGTATGGAATGCGTACTGGTGTAAATGGGTTTAGTACTAGGCGTAATATTTGACCATTACATACCCAAGCATTGATTTGGATCTGGTCTCTATCTTCTAGTTCTGTAGGTATCTCCATATCGGCCTCAAGAGCCAACTCACTATCCATCACACCCCAGTATTCTAGGATCTCATAACGATCTACATCAGACTTATTCTGAGAGTCTTCTAAGGTATCTTCCCAATATTCGCGGATATAAGAAGAGCCCATATCTATTGCCAGCTCAATACTTTCATCACGGAAATGTGGCCGGTTCTTTAGTTGGCGCATCTGAGTGCGGTTTAATCTGTGACGCTGTACAGTAAACTCAGCCTCATCCATATTACGCGCATCTGGGTCAGGGTAGAAATCCCAACATGAAACATACTCAACTTTAGGAATAGTTTCGAAGATAGGTTCGTATTCACCTTCAGCATTCCATTTTGCGTATTCTTTATCAAATGCAAACGGCCCTTTTAGGACACCTGTGCCGAACAAAGACATCTCAAAAGACATGGATCGTAGATGCTTAGAAGCAGCTGTTTCTTCGAGCTGATCATGGATCTTCTTCTCAAGATTCTGTGCAGCTTTCTTAGCCGGTTCGAATGTAACAGACCCCGGATTAGATCCAGCTCCTAATTCTAATTCACTCTCAATAGGTTTAAGTTTATTAGAATATAAACCTAGATCTTTAGCTATCTCTGGGCGAGTAATATTCCTAGGAACATCGTAATCCACACCCGTCTTCTCTTTGACCTTTTCCGTAGTTAGTGAGTTAGGATCATAGCTTACCTCACCCGCAACATTGTTAGGGAATTTACGAGATTCAATACCAATTGGAAATTTACTACCAGCAAACAGAACATCAATAATCTGACTGTATGCAGCAAGTACTTTAGTCTTAGTAATTTTAACAAAGGCTTTAGATTTTTCCGTGTCCGTAAATTGAACTTCGGGGCCGTATATACCACGGTAGTTTCTGTACCCATCTAGCCAACGTGTTTCGTCCGTTAGCCGTGCATCTTTTGATCGCTGGAAGGCGGAATTAATAAATCCGACAACACCAGAGTATTCGCTATTTTCTTGTTCTACATCCCCATCTTCTTCAAGGGCTATGACGTTTGCTTCATCGGTCATATCTTCTTGGTTAATAGGGTCGGTAGGGGGCTTCATTAATGCCATTATCAGTATCCAAACATGTTATCTGAAGGTTGCCATTTCTGTTGTGGAATTCCCTGCCCATCGTCAAAAGCACTAAAGGCTCTAGGGCGGGATTGAATACCATAACGTATCGAGTCGTATGCGTGATCTGATGCGTACCTAGGATCAATATCATCTGATCCCTTTGGGTCGCTCGGTATCGTGGGAAGATCCGCAATAATTTGTCTACAAGTATTAAAGAACACTATTCCCGGCATTTGTGTGTCTTCATCTACTTTAAGAAGTTCATGTAATCTGTTTTTGCCAGCAACCCGAGATCCTTTAGATCTATCTGAAGGTCGCCATCTACATCCTTGGGAGATCATTTCTTCCGCTATGGATGGGCCTAATTGTCCTCGTTGATGCCAACATGAGCTATCTAATATTCCGTAGCTTAACTTCTCACCATTCTCAGCTTCTAGTACTGCCTTAGCTAGGTCTCTGCCGGTATGTTTGCTAAGGTATAATTCTCGATAAACAATTAATGTATTGAAAGAAGGATCGATAGCATACCAATGCACAGCGCTGTATGTACTATAGCCATAATCTGCAGATCTAAATTTACGCCAAGTATCTGGGATTTCGAAGGGATCAACAACATGTACGTTACTCCTAAATTCTGTAAAGGCTGCTCCACTGGCTACTGCCCAATCACCCTCTAGTAATTGTCGGCGCTGCATCTCGGGTAGAGAAAGAAGGTTGGCTTCGTATGCACCATCATTAGCTAGGTAAGGATTGTCGTATAATGAAGCTGGTATAAACCTACGTTGGAATAATGGCTGACCCGCTTTAGATGGATGCGTGTCTGGGTATTTAAGATCTTCACCTGTATCTATATCTGTTGCGGTAAATGGAGCATTGGCCGGAGCCGGATCCACAAACATCTTACGAACCCACCCATGTCCCGGCCCACCCGGATTGCTTGTAGCCCGTAGAAAGATCGGAAGGTCTGGTGCGGTTGTCCTTAACCGGGAGCGCATATAGTTCCAAGCGAAGGGCGTTGGATGTTGAGTGAGCTCATCGAAGGCAATATAACTAAAAGCTTGCCCTTGGTATCTCAACACATCTTCGTCACGCTCCAAGTAAGTGAGCCA